AAGGCATTCATACATCTCGCGGGCATTGCTGCGGGGCATCTCGATCACGCTCGTCGCGGACGCGACCGACACAAGCGAGAAAGAGATCCGGCGGCATTACGCCAAGCTGATCTCGGACCACAGCGGCGAGATCATGCGCCGGGCGCTGCTCGACGTGTCGCAGCCGTCCGTCGCCAACATCGTCGCGCTGAAGGGCTAGCTCATGGCGCGGGCGAAGAACCTCTGGCGGCCGCTCAAGGTTTGGCACTCAGACGAATGGGTTGCGTTCAAGAAGGCATGGCAGCGGGTCAAGAAGGTGATCTGGTCTGATCTGTGGCTCATGCAACGTGATCTGCGCCAAGAGTTCCTGGACGGACGGCTGATAATGGCGGTGCGGTTCTTTGCGCCGGACGGCACGGAGACGATGCGGATCATCCTCGAACCGGCGTGCTGGCAGTGGCTCAAAATCAATCGCGCATCGTCGATAACAGGGTGGGAAACGATACCAGGGTGGGCAGCGGACGCGCACAAGGAGGAGACGTGGGATTTTCGTGTGCGCCGTCGCGAACTGGATGAGCTCTATCCCGACGCTGACACAACAGGTCCTGCTGGCCCGCCCGGAGCGACAGGTCCGCAAGGTCCGGCGGGCCTGATCGGGGCGACAGGTCCGCAAGGTGGCGCGGTCGGGCCGACAGGTCCGACTGGCCCGGTAGGCGCGACGGGGCCTGCATTTGCGTCGAGTGATAGGCGCAAGCCCGGACGGAAGATCATAAAAAACTGGCGACTGACGGCCGCAGTCGAGCTAGACAACTTTATGAAGGAAAAAGTAAGGACGCCGACGGCGCCCGAGTTGGCTGAGCGGGTTGACCGCAAGCTGACGTACCATCCTGACCTCAGTGAGGTTCGAACTCTGATCAGATTTTTGATCAACGAGTAATTCCCCCGTTTCCCCTGATCTACCCTTCGGGAAAATCAAGCACCGGCCGTATCGTGCGCCATCCAGTTTCAGAAGGCGACAGCGATGGCGCGTGGAGAAGTTACCGGCCGTAAGCCGTTGGTGACGGCTGATCCTACCAAGCGCAAGCCAGGACCGCCGATTGCCGATCCTGGCGCAGTAGAGCCGACGGCACACATCGAGCCGCAGCGGAGCGCCAGCGCCACGAAGCCGCCTATTCGCGGACCGCCGCTCGCTATGTCTATCCGAGAGTTCTGCATGGCGCATCGCATCTCGGAAGACATGTTTTTCAAAATGAGGCGGCAGGGGTGGGGACCGGCAGTGATGCGCGTCGGCACGAGAACGCTGATCTCCAGTGAGGCAGCCGCGGAGTGGAGGAAAGCGAGAGAGCAAGCTGCAACCGAAGCCGCCTGAGGCCGCCTGAGGCCGCCTGAGTTGCGAAAGCCCCGGATGCTCGCCGGGGCCTTCGCGGTCCGTCCATCTCCCGGTCAAGGAGACATTACAATGTCTAGTAACAGAGCGAACGGCACCCCCGCAAGCAGTTCGTGGCGTTCAACCCTTCCCATTCATCCGGCCGCAGAGCTTTTCCCGCGCATGTCGCCTGACGAATTGCGGGCGCTCGGCGAGGACATCGTTAAGACGGGACTCAAAAGTCCGATCGTGCTGTGGCGACGCGACTCTAAATCGCAGCCATCCCTACTCGACGGGATCAGTCGCCTCGATGCGATCGAGATCGCTACCGGCAGTCCGGTCACCGTCGGGGCTCCGAGCATCATGGCCGGGGAGCACTTCCTCGCGTGCGACACGGTGATCGTGCTCGACAAGTCGGTCGATCCGTACGGCTATGTGATCAGCGTCAACCTCCATCGCCGCCATCTCACCGCCGAGCAGAAGCGCGAACTCATCGCTCAGCTGCTCAAGGCGACACCGGAGAAATCCGATCGGCAGATCGCGGAGACGGTGAAGGCGAGTCCGACCACCGTCGGCACCGTGCGCGCGGAGATGTCAACTATCCAGATTGGACAGTTGCCAAAGCGCGTCGGTAAGGATGGCAAGGCGCGCAAGCAACCGATGAACAAGCCACGTACCACCGTACCAAAGGTAGGCGCGTCCCCTGCTACCGCCTCGAACTCGAACAACGCGGGGCACGATGTCGGTCCCGACAGCACAAGCGAGGCCGCCGGGTTGCGCGCGCGGAATCAGGAACTCGAACACGAGAAGCATCATCTTGAGAACGCGAGTCTCGCGCTGATCAGCGAAGGCGAGGAAGCGGCCGCCGCCCGGTCTAAAGACAATGGCAGTCGCGCCGAGAGTGCGCCGTCGCGTGGGCTGATTTGGAAAGGCGACGACGAGAACGGCTGGCTCACGAAGATTGAGAATCGGTACTACAGCGTGACGAGATACATGGGCCAAGGAACGGGCCGAGGGAAGAACAAAAACCCCGGCCATTTCATCTACACCGCATGCTGCCTCGACATCCGCCGCCTCGAAGAAAATCCTAAGCTGATCAGCCAGTACGGCGAACGCATCGAGCCGTCGAACCTGCCCGACCCCAATTCGATTTATGCGGGCTTGGGCCGCACCGCGCCGAAGATCGCAAGGACAGCCGACGAAGCGAAGGGGCTGTGCGAAGAAGTCGAGCGTCGGAATCACCTGCCGGCCGCTATCGAGACAAGGTCCGCCAACGATGCAGCACCGCGGACCGCCGACGATGGCCTCGACATTCCTGAATTCTTACGGCGGACCGCGCCATGACCGCCCGCGTCCTAGTGAGTAATCGCAACGGAACGGCCGGCAGCACCTATGGGCACCACCGGCTGGAGCACGCCATGAAGATTATCACAGCGGATCAGCGCCTCGCAGAAAAAGGTGGCGCAAAAATTCTAATCGTCGGCCCCTCCGGCGTCGGCAAAACGAGTCTATTGCGCACCCTGAGCGCAAAGATGCTCGCGTCGACCTGTTTCGTCGATATCGAGGCCGGCGATATTGCCGTGGCCGATCTTCCCGTCGCGAGTGTACGTCCGCGGCGATGGGAGGAATGTCGCGATCTCGCGTGTGCGCTCGGCGGCTTCAATCCGGCGTTACCAGCGACCGCTTGTTACAGTGAGGCGCATTTCAATCAGGTTATGCAGAACAGCGAGCTAGCGCGCCTCGCGTCCTACGAAACCCTGTTTGTCGATAGCCTGACCGCCGCCGCTCGGCTTAGTTTTGCTTGGGCCGAACAACAGCCGGAAGCCTTCACCGATCGCGGCCGGAAAGATCTGCGCGCGATCTACGGACTGCATGCGCGCACCCTGCTCGGATGGCTCAACCAATTGCAGCACGCGCGCGGCCGTAGCGTGGTCTTCGTGGCCGTGCTCGAGCGCAACGTCGACGATTTCAACATCGCGACATGGCAGCCGCAAATCGAGGGCGGCAAGACCGGCCGCGAGCTGCCGGCCATTGTCGACCAGATCGTCACCATGAACTGGATCGACTTCGGCGACCGCAAGCCGGTTCGTGCCTTTGTGTGCACGACTCCGAACGTCTGGAATTTTCCAGCAAAAGACAGATCCGGCCGCCTCGAGCAACTCGAGCCGCCCGACCTGGGTGCGCTGATCGAGAAGCTCACCCGTCCGGGCGAGCGCAAACCATTCATCGCTGTTTCACCCGAGCAATCCGCTCAAACCTAAAAGGAGGCAAGCGATGCCCTACGACTACTCCGACGCCCCGCCGCCGCGGGACTTCGAGCTCATTCCGTCGAACACCGTCGCCACCTGCTGCCTGCACATTCAAGGCGGCGGTGCGGGCGAGGACGGCATGCTCAAGCGCAGCAAGGACGGTCGTTGCGAGATGCTCGCACTCGAATTCGCCCTGCTCGACACCGAATTCGCAAAGCGAAAGTTTTGGGAAAATTGGATCGTCGAAGGCACCGATCACGTTAAGGCCATCGAGATTAGCCACAGCCGGATCAAAGCCGTTCTCGACTCCGCCCTGGGCTTGGATCCGAAAGATGTCTGCCCGCAGGCGCGTGCTGCTCGCACTAGGACCTACAAAGAGCTCGAGGGCTTGGTCTTTATCGGCAAGATCGGCATCGAGAAGGGCACGCTGAAGAACGACGGCTCAGGCGAGCACTGGCCCGACAAGAACATTTTGGCGGGAATCATCACGCCCGGCCGGCGGGAGTGGCACCCGGTCGTGCAACCACCGCCCTTCAACGGCGGCGGCCCGGTAACATCCGGATCAGCTGCGCCGTCCGGCTCGGCGCCGTCAACGTCCACACCGCCCATCGCTCGTCCGGAATGGGCATCATGAAAAGGGCATCGCGCACGATCGGACAGGTGTCGCTGTCCGCGCTCGAGGACGAATGGCAGCGGCGCGCCACCGCCGCCGCCATCGCCGGCGCACGTGGGGTCATCCAGGTGGATGGCCCCATCCCGCCTGGTACGCCAATCGGGCGGCTCTCGGATGTCGAATGGGGCTGGATCGTCGCCGCCGTCCTATTCAGCTGGATCAAGACGCGCGCCGAGCAGGCGGCCGAGCAGCTGGATACCGAGCGCACCATCCGCATGACCGCGCTCGATCCCGAACCATGGGATGCCGGCGCGGTGGCGGCGATCCTGCCGGACTTGGCAAGCGCCTGCGAGCATATCGACTGGTCTAAGCCGCTCGCTGATTGGTCACGCGAAACCATAGTGGAGTTTCTGCTCACCGCCATGGCGCTTATTCGCAAAGCGATGACCGCCCGAGACCTGAGCGAAAGGGGCGTAACCCAGAGATCCAGTGCCTCGGCGATCGCGCGCCAAGCCAACGCGGCGGCCGGCGGGCCGCTGATGACCCTAGGCGAGCTTAACGATGAGATCATCATCTAAAAGCGACGTGCTGCGTCATGCCGAACTTCAACCGCGCCAACCTCTCGCTCGAGCCCCTCAACGTCGCCATCAACGAAGCGCTCGAGCGCGCTGCAGCGGCTAAGGCCGAGCTCCCGCGGCCATACCTCGGCGCGTCCATCGTCGGGCATGAATGCGCACGGCGCGTCCAATTTGACTGGTGGTGTAAACTCACGTTAGCGGCGAGGACGCGCGAGATCTTTGAACGCGGGCACTATTTCGAGGAGCGCGCGCGCCGTCATCTGATCGAGGCCGGCTTCAAGTTCGCGCCGCCGGAGGCGCTCGCCTTCACCGCGCTCAACGACACGCTACGCGGGCATCCTGACGGCATCATCACCGATGGTCCGCAGCTGCCCGGGCTCTACATGATCTATCCGCTTCTATGGGAGCACAAGGCTGTCAACGCCAAAAACTGGCGCGCGGTCGAGCGCGACGGACTCGAGAAGGTCTTCCCGCAATACGCAGCACAAGTGGCGCTCTATCAGGCGTATTTGGACGTCACTAATCCCGCGCTATTCACCGCGACGAACGCCGATACCTGCGAGCGGCTGCATTTCCTTGTCCCGTTTAATACCGAGCGGGCGCAGCTGTGGAGTGTTCGCGCGGCCAACATCATCGAGGCGACACGCGCGGGGGAGTTGCTGCCGCGCGGCTTCGACGATCCCGAGGATTGGCGATGCCGCATGTGCGCTCATCGCGCTCGCTGCTGGGGATGACCTATGCCGCTCCCGCTCGAGCTTATTGGCCGTTCGCGACTGGGCAACATCATCTGCCGGCTGACTTCGACCAACGAGGGCGAAATCATCGCCACCGTACTCGCTCTGCGGCGTCTGCTAGAGGCGCATGGCGTCGACATTCATGCGCTGGTCGAGCATCTCGAGAACGGCGGCGGCGGGTTGAGCGACGCCACCAAGGAGAAGGTACGGCTCGAAGTGGAGCAAGCCCACGGCGAGGGCTATGCCGAGGGCTATGCCGAGGGCGTGCGTGCGGCAGAAAGCAAACAGCACGGCACCGGCGCCTTTCGCAACACTGACGGGGCGCTCGAGTGGAGCGAGGTCGCGCTGTTCGTGCAGCGCGAGAAGCACCGGCTGGCCGCACATCACCACGAGTTCATCGACGACATGGCCTCACGCACCGTGTACGGCCGCGAGCCCACCCCGAAGCAACACCAATATCTGCACAGCCTGTTCTACAAGCTGGGAGGGAAGATCACGTCATGAGCGTGCAGATCGACGAGGCGACCGTCCGCCAGTTTATCGAGCTCATCAGCGAGCACGTGAAGGAAGCCATCAACGGTGCCGACCAGCCCGGCTTCCTGCAGCTGTGCCGCATCAACCCGCTCAACGACAAGAGCGTCGTTCCCAGCCGGTTCGAGATCGGCGATGTCGAGCATATGGTTCAGACGGCAACGGGCGACGCGGCCGCAGGGCATAACGTTTACATTGAGGCCCGTACCGTGCGCGAGGGGCTGCGCGGCAACAAGCGCGGCAGGCTCGAGGACACCGCCTGGGTGTTCGGGCTGGTCGCCGATTGCGACGCCGACAAGGACAAGGGCGGCAATATCACGGTCAAGCCGAGCCTCGCAGTCGAGACCTCGCCCGGGAATTTTCAGCTGTGGTACCTGTTCACGCGCGCCATCCCCGCTGAGCAGGCGAGAGTGATCGGCGATTCCATCCGCGCGAGCTCGGGCACCGACCAGGACACCGGCGTCATCACACAATGCTACCGCGTGCCCGGCACCCCGAACTTCCGTTCGCTGAAGAAGCGGGCGCGCGGCCGCATCACGGTCGAGCCGACCAGGATCTTTGAGCGCACCGGCCGGCTGTGGGACGCAGACGAACTGCTCACCGCGTTCTCTACACCAGCGCCATCGCCTCAACCTCAGCCTCAAGATCAACCTCAATTCGCGGGATTAGAAGCTGACGAAGCGACGCTCCCCGATGAACTACTCGAAACGATCTGCCACGGCGGCGGTCCAAACGATGACCGCTCCGCACTGTTTCACCGGGTCATAAAAGAACTCAGGCTTCGACGCTGGACGGTGGAGGCCATAACCGAACTACTGGAGAAGTACCCGAAGGGTATCGCGGAGAAGTATGCCAAGCGGCTGCGCAAGGAGGTCGAGCGGTCCTACGCCAAGTTCGCGAAGGGCGCGGGCGGATCTGCACCGAGCGGCCCTGGCGCAGGGCCTACCGGTGCGGGATCTGCCTCCACTACCGCGGCCCCGGCGAGCAGCACAGGAGCGGCTAGCACTGCGCCGCCACCTGTCCTCCCGACAATCTACCTTGAAGGCGGTCACCTTCCGCGCGTCTGAAAATCAATGAAACGGCCCTTGCGATCATGAGGGTTTTAGCCACGCGAGCCGGAGGGTTTATGGTACAGCGGGGGTCTGGGCCGTTTGGCGCGCGCCGGCGCCCTGGCGTTGCGCAAGCCGGCCGCAAACGCGGATCGCTCAAGGACCCTGCTGTCTTTGGCGTCGTTTACCCGGACATCGAGCCGACAAAGCCGAATTACCAAGTCATTGGTGGGGCGATTTTACTGTGATGCAAACAACGCAGCTCTCCTATAGCGATGTGCTAGGATGTGCTGTCGAACTGAGGGAAGCGGGAGTTCATCACGCTGCTTGGCGGCGCGGCGGCGACGTACCCAGTCGCAGCGACACACCGCCACTTCGCTTTTGACCGAGTATTCGATCTGGCGCGGTCGACTATTGCGTGGCTGCCTTAACCCAGCGACGCAGGTTCAT